GCACCCATCCGGCGCGCTCCATTCGAAGTACCCGTAGGATGCGTCGTGCGCCTCCGTCCATTCTTCGACGGTCTGCTGGCCGGTTTCGACGCTCGCGTTCCACGAGTCGGAGAGCCGGCGTCCCTCGTCCACTACCCTGCGCAGCACGATGCTGCGGTAGTCGCCGGCGTTGCTGATGCCCCACAGTTGGCTGGACCAGATGGCCTTCGTGGTCTGGCTGACCGCGTTCCAGCCATCGTCCGTATGCTGCTCGCGAAGCTCATCGAACACAACGCGGCTGGCGGACTTCGAACGGATGTTCTTATCGGCTCGAACGATGTACTGCGCCTTGTTGCGGCAGATGATTGCCTCTTCGCCGTGGCTGTTGTTGACCCGCTGCACACGCTTCTGGAGGGCAGGCACCGCGAGCGCGGCTTCCTCGTCGGTTTGTGGCGTGGGGTTGCACCAGTTGAGTACGGCGGAGTATGGGGCTCTGGCGTTGTCGAGGGTCTGGGCTGCTCCGACGATGAGGAACTTCCATGATGGGGAGAGTTCGGGCCGGCGGCCGGAGTCGACGAACAGCCACCATGCGCATAGGACGCTCATGACGGTGGTTTTTCCGTTCTGTCGTGCGACTTCGGCGACGACTCGGCGGAACCGGTAGGATCCGTCGGGGTTGGTTTCGAGTCCGTGGATGAGCAGCCATTTCTGCCATGGGTAGAGGTTCACGTGGAGGAATCGTTCGGCGAATTCGATGACCCCGTAGCCGTCGGATGTGGCCGGGGTGAGGGGCCGGAGCGGTGGCGTGTAGATTCTGGGGGTGGTGATGCCGTGGGCGTCGTCGTCGATCTCGCCGATGTCCATGCGCATCCTCCTAGGTCATCTTCGCCAGGTATTCCTCGAATTCGTCGGACACCTGCTTCGGCTTCGCATCCTGGATCGCGTTGGCGATGGAGCCGCGAGCGTCCGGCGTGGCTCCGAGCTCCCGTAGCACGTTCATCAAGTGCGGCATGAGGTAGAGGGCTTTGGTGACTTCGATGCCGGTGCCGTGGGTGACGGCGTAGTCGATCTGGCTGGCGATCATTCGGCCGGATTGAATCAGAGCGCTGTCTTCGGGCTTCAGCCGGTCATCGAGCGCTTTGACGGTGTCCTCATATGCTTTGAGCAGGCCCTTCTGCGCCTTGGTCGGCGCATCCATGAGCCGCAGGCGTTGTTCGCCAATCTTGAGGCATTGGTCGATGGCCTTAGCATCCTGTTGCAGGGCGAGCGGGTAGATCTGCCTGTAGATGCTGTCGAGGCGTTCGATCTCGATGCTGCGCGCGGTGTCCGGGTTCTTTCCGGATCGCGCGCTTTTGAGGGCGCGGGTGATTGCCGCCATCGCGCTTGTGGTCGACCGGTAGCCCATCGTGGTTTTGATCTGGCCGATGGGTGTGGCGGCGAGGAACAGGTTGAGGGCCTTGGCGTCGGATTCGGCGGTCAAGGTTCCTCACCTCCCTTCAGTTGTCCTTGGTGAAGTCGTGGGGTTTGCCGTCGAGTTCCGGCATGATGCCGGTGTATTCCTGGAAGCGCCGGCAGATCACGTCGGCGTATTTCGGGTCGAGTTCGACGACGAGCGCTTTCATGCGCAGCCCGTGGGCGGCGATGAGCGTGGAGCCGCTGCCGGCGAACGGGTCATAGACGATGCCGCCGGGTCTGCAGCTGTTCCTGAGCATGCTTTGGATGAGTTCAACGGGTTTCATCGTCGGATGCTCCCTGTTGGCTTTGGGCTTGGGGAATTGCAGGACGGTCGATTGTTTGTTGTCGCCGCGCCAGTTCGCGCTTCCTCGGCCGAGGCGCCCAGCCCCCCCCCCCCC